ACTTATCAGAGGCCGCAGCAACAACGTCAGAAACAACTCAGGGTCAATCCCAAGAAGGCTTAACAACTCCTGAAAAGCCAAGTTGGCTTTGGGACGACAAGTATTATGACGCGACGAAAGGCGTCAAATACGAAGAGTTAAGCAAAGACGCAAAAGAAGTATTTGACTTTAAGGCGAAGCTTGAAGCTGACGCCGCTGCGCGCAAAGCTGAAATGCCAGCTAAAGCTGACGAGTATGGCTATGCGCCGGAAGACTACAAGCTTCCTGAGAATTACAAATTAGATAAGTCAAGCCCGATGTGGAAATTGCTTCAAGAGGAAGCGTATTCCAAGGGCATGACAAAAGCGGAATATAATTCGCTGGCGACGAAGTTTATTGAAGCTTCTAATGCGCACCAAGACGCTTACGTTAAGCAGATTAATGCGCATAAAGGCGAATTGATGAAGCAATTAGGTGATGATGCAGACATGCAAATTTCATCACTGAAAACTTTCTTCAAAAGTTCGTTCGGTGACAAAGTTGCTGAACAATTAAACGAAACCCTCTGGACGCCCGATATAGTTCGGTCTTGGCAGAAAGTTCAGAAAGCTATCACAAGTCAGGGCGCGGGTTCGTTCTCTGGCTTGGGACGTGACGGCGCTAACGGCGGCGACGACGCGGATTTTGCGAAGCTATCTTTCGTAGACAAGTGGCATCGCAGAGGCAACCAAGACCGCCGAACTGGCTAAGAGGTAAACAAAAATGGCGACGATTGTTTCGGGTGTAACAAACCCGATTACACTCCTTGAATATGCGAAGACTATGGAACAGGATAGTCCTACCCGTATCTTCGTAGAAAACATGGCGGCAGAGAGTGACCTTATGTCATCTATGCCGTTTCTTCCTGCAATGAACGGTAAGCGCGCTTACATGGATATTGCGAATGTTCCATCTGTTGGTTTCCGTGGTCTTAATACGGCTGGCGGCGAAGCAACTGGTCACTTTAACCTTCGTGAAGAAGACACGTTCTTCGTTGACGAATACGTCAAAGTTGACCGCGCAATTATGGACAGACTTGGCCCTGACCATGAAGCACGTCAGATTAAGCTTAAAACAACTGCCCTTGCGCAGATGTTTACTCAGTCTTTCATCAAGTCTGACAACGACCTTAACCCAACTGCGCCGAATGGTATTCAAGCGCGCTGCACGAACCTTGCGACCAACGCAGGAACGGGCGGCAACTTGTATAACAACTCAACGCAGGCGGGAGGCGGCCCTTTATCGCTTGCTAATCTCTCAATCCTTTATTGGTTGGTGAACAAGCCTACGCATTGGCTAATGCCTCGCGGCCTTATGCCTTACCTTGATGCGGCTGCGCGTAACTCGACCGTAACGAACAACACAGTTGTTTATTCGGATGACAAAGACCCGTTCGGTCGCCGCGTGATGAAGTTCAATGGCCTGCCAATTCTGTTCGGCTACGAACCAGATGACAGCCCTGACATGCTTCCGTTCAACGAGGTTGGCGCTGGCGGCGGTGCTGCACAGACGGCATCTGTTTACTGCATCAGCCTGCGTGATGGCGGTCTGTATGGCATTGAACAAACGCCTCTCACGGTTCGCCCTGAGGGTCAGTTGATTGGTGCGCCTTTCAACTCCACGCATATTAAATGGGACTGGGGTATTGCCCGCGAACATCCACGTTCAGTTGCGCGCCTTACGTCTATCACTGCTGCGACCATCGTAGCGTAACTGGATAAGAGGAGAATTTTAACATGGCACTCGGCCCTTGGATTGGTAATAACGGCGCACCTATGCCGTTTAATCCGCCAACGAAAGTCGGAACATTTGATGCGGCTACCTGTTTTACGGGTGGCACGACGCCTCAGACGTTTGCGGCTTCTGGCTTCTTTACGTCTGGTGGAAACCCTGTTCAGCTTGATGTTGGCCCCGGCTTGTTCGATGGCTATTTCATCATTGATTGGATTAGCCGCAAACAGACCGCTGGCACTGAGGAATACACTGTGTATCTTCTCGGTTCTAACGACCCTAACTTTGCCGCTGGCAATGTTGAGTTGTTGACGGTGCAGGATTTTGGCGCGTCGCGTACTGCGCTTGCCCCATCTTTCCTTGCCGCTGGCGCAAGCCCTGCCGTGACGACGGGTGAAACCGATTACATTCCAGTTCTGAATTTCCGTTCTGGCATTGTATATCGTTATATCCGCGCTGGCATGGACATTAACGGAACTGCGCCTAACGCAGTTTGCAATGCTTGGTTAACTTACGACGCAGGGTAATAAATGTCAGCTAAATCGAACTGGATTAAGTTCTATTATCGTGACCCGGAAAACGGGAAAGTAACGGAATACGAGGGTTATGCGATTGATGCGCATGACGCCGTAAGGCGCTTTCCCGACCAATACAGCCTTACCCCTAAGGTTGAGGAAAAGACTGCACCAAAGCAGTCTGAACCGTCAATTCGTAAAACGGTTTAAGTAAGGGTTATGAGTTAGGGGCCGGGAGAAATTCCGGCCCTTTTCCTAGTGCGTTTAGCCGGGAAATGTCGCGGTTTAATTTACCGCCATGACAAATGAACCTAACCTTCGCGTCAGTCAGTCTTCGCCGCAAGGCCAAGTCATTCCTCAATCTGATAAGCTGACGATTGTTAATCAAGCCCTTGTCAATACGGGCAACAATACCGTCAATGTTTATGACGACGCTTCATCAGAATGGATAGTTTCAAACAGCGCCTATGAACAATGGGTGCCATTACTTTATTATCGTCGCAATTGGAATTTTGCGACTTCATTTGCTGAAATGCTACGGGCTGGCGATAGCCCATACCCTGGCATGACGGATGCTTTTTTTAAGCCTGCCGATTGTATGTTTTTGCAAAATGTTTGGCGCACAGAAGAAATAAAAAGATTTGACGAGACGATACCGCCAAAGGTTCGTCCTCCTGAGGGTCTATATCCTCCAAAACTGCAAATTAAAGTATTAGATGATAAGGTTCATACACGCGCACCATATGGCGCTTATTGCCAATACACGCCTTTCCCTCAAACAAATGACCCTTGGTCTTTGGGCTTTGTTGCTGCGCTTCGTTTAAAGATTGAGGCGACGCTTTATCGTTCGTTGAATGAGGATATGCAGGCCGCCAGCGCCGTTGAGAAATACGCCGAAGAGATATTGCAAGAAGCTGTTTCCAGAGACGCGCAGGAACAACCCGGAAAAACGATGTTTCGGTCGCCTCTTTGGGAAACGCGGTGGCGTCGTAGAATTGGTGGATATTGGCGGTGAGTAAGGCCGAACTTGATATTCAAGTAGATTTTACGGGCGGCCAGATTAACGAGGCTGCCCTTCGTCGCAACGACTTGCCTGCCTATAAGACGGGCGGCGAGATTGTGCAGAATTGGCGTGCATTATCGACGGGCCAGATTATACAGCGTCCGGGCCGTAGCGTTGTGCATTATACGGATTGCAGGCGTGGCGAGTATTTTCGTGTCTCGACGGGACAAGAGTTTATTATTCGCTTTGGCGATAATCGCGTTGAGATATACGATTTGCTTGGAAACTTTATATCAGGTCAGACGGATGCAACTCGGTTGCCTTGGACAAACGCAACAGTCAATAGCATTGTTTGGTCGCCAGCTTCCGACAACATTATTATTTGTTATCGTGACCCTAATACGGGTGCGACAATTCTCCCTTATTGTTGCTTTTGGAGTAGGACAACTCTTACATGGTCTTACGGCGACTTTGCTTTTGATAAAAGCGGCGGCATTATTCAACAGCCGTTTTATCGTCGTTCCTCGTTAGGTGTTGTTCTTTCATATGCAGCAACTACTGGTAAAGGCGTAGAAGTTACTGCCGCGAATGTTCCTGCGGGTGAGACTGTTTTTACGCCTAACATGGTTGGACAATATCTTTCGATTGTTGGTCAGCAATGCAAGATTGCTTCATACATAGACGATAGGCATATAACGGTTGATATTGTTGAACGCTTGCCAGATAGCGTTGAAATATTTGTAGATAATCCTGAGAATTTTTATCCGGGTCAAATTTGTTCGACGACCAATTCTAATGTCAAGTTAGAAGTTGGTTCTGTTAATTTGGATAATAAGTGCGTGATTGGCATTATGACTAATCAGCTTATATTCAATGCAAACCTTTATCCTCAAGCGACAAGCGATTATCTTGTTGGGCCTAATGGCGAAAGCAAGATGACGAATACGCCTGCATATGCTGCGCCGGGTAGTCCGACGCTGCAATGGGCGGAAGCGTTTATGTCGCCTATTAACGGCTATCCTGCATCTGTGTCTTATGACCGTGACCGCGTTGTGTTCACCAATTTTGAACAAGCGCAGAACGCTATTCTATGGTCAGCCATTGGCGACCCGTTTGGTTTTTGGGTTGACAGTGTTGCGGCTGGCAACAATCCGTCTGCGGGAAGTAACGCAAACTCGTCAATATTTGAGTTAATCGCTGGCTGCCCTCAGATATATTACGTTCTTGGTTGGCAGCAAGGTCAGTTTATTTTTACGTTTCGTGGCGTATATTTTCTGCCTGTATCTGCGCAGTCACCATTGCAGCCGGGACAATTGTTTTTTGAAAAGATAGCGGATGACGGTATTTCCAATATTCGTCCAGTTACAATTCAAGATGCCATTCTTTTCGTAAACCAAGGCTTGAACCGCGTTGGCGCTATTCGTGCGACAGGTTCATTGACGCGCCCGTTCTTGGCGATGGATGTTGCCGACCTTCACTATGATTTGTTTAACAATCCTGTCTTTCTTGGCATTACAACTGGCGACGGCCAGCGTCCAGAAAGATACGTTTATGTTGTGAATGGCGATGGCAATTGTGTCGTTGGTAAAGCTGCATTTGGTGGCGATGGTCAGCCTATGTTTATTGGATGGGCGCCTTGGAAAAGCCAAGGCAAGACTGAGTGGGTAACGACAAGAGGTTCTGAGGTTTATTTTACTAATTCATATCCAAAGAATGGCGGGGGAATATTTTATTCCGTCGAGGTTGAGAGTAGTAATCTTTATTTTGATTTTGCTTTGCTTGTTAATCAAGATAACGGCAACGCTAATCCGCCTCCCGGTAAAGGCCCGTTTTATATGTTGCCTGCCGGAACAATTGTTTCTTTGATTAACGGCGTCCAAGACTTGGGTGATTATCCGATTGACGCGAATGGCTTTGTAATAACGGGGCCTAACGTCGAAGCGGCAATCTTGCCTAATGTTGTAGGTGGGTTGTTTACTGAAAGTATATTTCAGCCTTATTCGTATTTTGACCGTGTTGGTGACAGGACAAAGCGCATTGGCATTAATCGTATTTATGCGAATGTTCTTAATGCTACTGACTTTACGATTAACAATAAGGTTTTTACGACAAATCAATGGGGTGAGACGCAACCGACGCAGCCTCAATTGTTAAGTGGTGGTTATCGTATTCGCAATCTTGGGAGAGGGTGGAAAGCACCTTCTCAATTAATCAAGCATAGGCCGGGGCCGATTACAGTTTGTGAGTTTACGTTGGAGGTAAGCAACTAATGGGTGTCGGGGCTGGTGCAATTGGCGGCGTGATTGGCCTTGCTGGTTCTGGCGTATCAGCTATGGGCCAGATGCAAAAGGCCAACATAGAAGCAAAGAACGCTGAAAACCAAGGCGTGATGCAGGGTATGCAGGCCATGTGGCAGGCGGGTCAATTAAACATTGACGCTGCAATGCAAGACCTTAATGCAACGCAGACTGACCTTTATTTGCGCCAAAAGAATTACGAACAAATGGGGCAGATAAACGCCGTCGTTGCAATGACGGGTTCTGATTACGATAGCCCGTCTAATAACGCTGTTAAGAATAGGTTTGAGACATTGAATGATAATCAGCGTGAAAATGCTGATTGGAATTATCATATGCAAGCTGAACAAGACCGCAACATGGCGCAAATCGCATTGCTGTCTGGCATGATTAATATGTCACTTGCGCAGGAAAACGCTGGCGCAATTAGAAGCGGCGGCAGGATGAGTGCCATTGGCGGTATGCTTGGTGGTCTTGGCGGTTTATTCGGATAAAGACAATGGACTTATTTGGACAGAATACTACTGGTTTGCAGTTATTGCAGTATAAGCCGCCAGAACCGCCGGAAGGTGTGTGGCGCGCAATTGCACAACAAAAGACGACCGCTGGCGCAGAGGGTATGATTGCAATGGGCCACGGCATATCAAGCCTTGGCGGTTCAATTAAAGGCGCGCTGGATAAACAAGCTAAAGAAGCTGAGAATAGCGGCGAACAAAACATTTCATTTATGCGGAACGAACAAGGCAATCTTGTTCCCACGTCATCTGGCGATGGTGGATTTTTGTTTGGCGCAAATGGGCCAAGCAATACCGATAGCTGGTCGCCATTTAACTTATTTAATATGGGGCCGCAGGAACACGGAACCGCTGGCGCGATTGGAACGGCTGGCCCAAAAACTGGAGCAAATGTCGCGTCAATGGCTAACGCGCAAAATGTCAGCAGCATTTATGCGGCCAATTCACTTATTGGCAATGAAATACAGCAAAAGCGTCAGCAATTTGAAGGCGACCCGGAGGGCTTCAAGGGTTGGTTTACGCCTTATGCGGAGCAACTAAGAGATAGTCTTGGCGGTAAGCAAGGTCTTGCTGTTTATAACGCGGCATGGCAGCATTTTAATCAACACTATCCTTCGATGGTGTCGAATAAATTTACGCAAGACACAGACAATCAGTGGGACACAATCGGCGCTGGCATTAAGGCTGACACAAAAGACTTGATGGAATATGCGCGTCAGTTTCCCGGTTCATTTGAAGACTTACAAAAAAGCGGCCCGTATAAGAAAGTAGCGGCTGGTTATAAGTCTCTTAATCTTAACCCTGTTTTTAAGGGTAAGATGAATGACGGCACATTAGCCGACACAATGAACAATCTTAACAATGACCTTAGGCTTAGTCATGCTATTGGCACTGGTCAACGCATTGTTCAAGAACAAGGGTTAGATGCGGGTCAGCAATGGGCTGTCGATAATTATCGCAATAAGGGAAAAGATAAAGAGTTTACTGCTATCTACAATTCTTTAGGTTTTCAGACAGACCAGACAAAGAACTGGATAGCCAATAACAAGTCTGTTGTTAACGAGACGCTTGGCAACATCAAGCTTGGTAAAGCGCCAGACAAAGATCAGATAGACGCGCAGATTAGAGAAAGTATTTCTCACGGCGATTATGAAAGCGCCAATAATCTGCGTAGTGGTTGGAACGCATACAAAGGTATGCAGGTATTTAAGGGTGTTCCTCCTTCAACTGCTATGACGCAGATTGTCAATACAAATAAAATTGATAATAGGCAGCCTAATACTCAGCTTCCTAATCTTGATGCAAACTTTAGTGATGCGCGAACGCAGTTAAAGATGACGCCTCAGGAAAAAACGTTTTATAAATATCATTTAAACAATCTTCGCACTGTAGGCGCTGGCGGTGGCGTTGCTAACGAAGACGGTTCTATTTCTACAGTAAAAGCGACTGTTGTTACTCTTGGGCCTAAAGGCCAAGAAAGGGCTTATATACTTCCGACTGTTTGGGGCGGCAAACACCACGACAATACAGAAGAAGTAATCAAACAGGCTGAAAAGTCTGGCTTAGACAAATATCCTAATTATGGAACAGTTGATGAGGCTTTAAAGCGCGAAAAGCAAATGCACGACTACATGGAAAAGGATGTAGGTGCAGTCCGTGAATGGCAGCAAAAAAACCCCGGACATAATGTTCAAGACCATGCGTATCATCCAGAACAACAAGGGCAGTCTTTGCATTTGTTTGGTTCACGCGGCATGGGCGTCGGCGCTATTAACGCGCCGTTTAAGGGAGACTTAAACCAAACGCTTGGAGGTGGCATTAGCGCAAACCAAGCTTTCACTTATTTGAAAAGCAAAGGTGCAAGCGACAATGAGGCGCGTATGCTTATTGGCGCGTCATTATCTGAAAGTAATATGAACCCCGGCCTATGGCATGATGGCGGCGTTGGTTATGGTTTGTTTGGACATAACTTAAAGCGTCTCGATATGCGTGGCAAAAACGTATATCAGCAATTTGATGCTGCGCTTTCTGAACTAAGAAGCCGTCCAGAACACGCAATGGTCGAGGCGGCGCAATCGCCGTATCAATTAGCTATTGCGCAAATGCACTTTGAAAGGCCACAAGGGTATTCACAAAACAGCCCGCAAAGTGGTCATAACTTTACTGGCCGTCTTAATACGTTGAACCGTATGTATGGTTTGAACGGCGGTCAAGAGTTACCGCAAGTTGCCGCGCCTGCCGATTTGGATACGCGCCCGCGTCCGTTTTCGCCGCAACAATTAGCTGCCGACCCGGTTCTTGCTTCGACATACAATGGCATATTGGCGACGGAAGCAAAGCAACAAATTGCTTATGCAAACCAGACATTGCCAGCAATTTCAGAAGGTGTGTCGCGCGGTTTAGTTCCGTCAACGACTGACATGGCGTCTTACATTCAGTTGGCGTCATCAAATCCAGACAATCAAGAGTTGCAAAAAAACGTCAGCAATCTTGTCAATAATGTCATGGCCCATCCGGCTGCCGTTGCTGCGGCTGGCTATCCAGACAATATGGCGCATGTGCAGCAAAGTTTCGCAGAAGCCGCTGGCACTGGCGACATTCATGCTTTGCAAATGGCTGATGCTTATAAAAAACAATGGGAGGGTATGAATAAGGATTTTCAGCTTGACCCTCAGGCGTTTGCTGCACGTCCAGACGTTAGCCTTATTCAGTCAAAGCCGCCATCAGTCATTGAAGGGATAAGCCAAGATAATCCTGTTGCTGGTTTGCAGCAAGTTATGAAGCAGAAAGACGCTGCGGGTATTGCTATTTCAAGCAAATGGGGAACGCCGATAATGGACGCCACCATTACAAAGGGTGACGTTACTGGCGTAACAAATGCTTTGCTAAATAGTGACGGCAATTCTGCAAAGAAAATTCTCGAAAGCATGGACACGGTTATGTCCAAAGACGTGCTGCGTCACTTTGAGAAGGATGATAAATTTAGAAGTGCATTGATTGGCATGACGGCAGCCGATGACCCTGAGAAGGCAAAGGCCGCGTATGCTTATCTTTCAAAAAGACAGCAAGAAAATCCAGTTGCGTTTGACCAGAACTTTAAGGGCATGGACAAGCGCATGACGTTCTGGAACGCCAACATTACTCAAATGTCGCCAGATGAAATTATTAAAAGACAGCGTCAATTAACTGACCCAACAATGCAGGTTTATCAGAAAGATTTGGAAGAGAAAGCCAAGTCTGAATTTAAGAAAATGAATTACGGTTCGCTTATGGCGACGGCTGGTTTTGTGGACAACTCGCTGTCTATGGTTGGCCTTGCGCCAAGCGGAGACATAGGCCAGCGCGGATTTAATTTAGACGCGCCTAATCAAGCGTTGGTTAGCACAAACGATATTAGCGCAACGCCGCATTTGATTGGTGATTTTAGGCAAGCATATATTGAGGCACGACTAACGAATGTTGATGAAGCTTCGGCAACGACTGCCGCGATTACAAAGGTAAAAAATAATTGGGGCATGTCGTCTGTTAACGGCAATCGTCTCATGATTTATCCGCCTGAGAAATTTTACTCGCCAGACCAATTTGGTTCGTATCAGTGGATGACGGATGAGTTGCGCAATGTTGTTGCTGACGAAGCTGCAAAGCCCGGCAGTCCTGCCAGCAAGATACCTGGACTATATTGGAACCCCGGCGACCCCAACAAGCCATTCAATAGTTTAAACCCTGACGTGCAAGTTGCCCTTCATTCTGACGATAAGACAAGATTGGAAATTGCTAATCCTTATCGCATTGAACAAAAGGTCATGCCTGACGGAACAGTGAAACAATATGAGGTAAAATATCCGCCGTCCTATGGCATTGTCGTTAAGGACAAGAACGGTCAATGGAACGCGCTGACAACTCTTAATGAGAAGACAGGCAAGCTTGAACCGTTTCGTTTCCGTGGCGACGAACAAGCGAGGCATCAAAACGCGATTGACCGATACAATTCGCAGCGCATTAGCCAAGGCTTGCCGGGCAATATGAGTTTAAGCCAACCTACGCCAGCAAATGAAATTGAGAACACTGTAGAAGGTGCAATGTAATGCCGGGATTTGCTGCCGGGGATGACCCGATGAATAGTTCGGGTTTAGGTCAGTTTGGTTCTGCCGCGCCTGCAATCAAACCGCCCGAACCTGAGTATGGCAAAGCGCCAAGCTTTATGGACGAAACGCTGCCAGCCATTATTCGAGAACAAGCGACGTATCGGGCTATGACGGCGATTGATGACGCCATGCGTGGGCGTGGTTCATCGACGGTGATTGACCCTAATTTTAATCCCGTCAAGGAAGCACAAGGAACGCCGCTGGAAGGCCGTTACGATGTGCTGGCAGGGATAACCAATAAAGACCAACTTGACTATCTGGTGCATCGTGAAAACTCGATTGCGCAAGACAGGGAGGCAATTGAAAAGTCTGGAACGCCGGGCAAGGTTGCCAGCATTGCTATTGGTTTGGCTGACCCCGGCCCTTGGGTTGCGATGGGGGGTTTTGGTAAAGCGGCGTCACTGGCTGGCGTTACTGGTCGCGGGCTTATGTCTGGCGCGGCTAAAGGCGCCATAGAGTTTGGCGGTATGGGCGCGTCTGTGTCTGCCGCAGAGGCGGCGTATGACCCTGACTATACAGGCA